AGTAAATTCCTCTACATTAACACATTGCGGATTATCATAATATTTCATGGCTAATGAGAGGAACATACTTTCTTTCATTTATATTTTAAGAGTCTGCTAATACTGAATCATCAGAGGCATCACCAGCATCACTTGCAGTAGCAGATAAAGCAACTAATTGATAGGCAACTGGGCGAGTAACACCACCAACTGTTTTAGTAGTATAGTACCACCAACCAGGAGAAGTTAATCCACGACCTTTATTTGCAGCAATAGATGCCTCGGTATTATCTACAAAATATACATTAGCGTTTGTATACATACCTTGTTTATAAACAGTTGTTAAAGACGCACCTGAACCAGTAGTTCTAACAGCAGTTAAAGTAGCACCTGAACCAGTAGTTCTAACAGCAGTCAAAGTAGCACCAGAACCACCACCTGTAGCAGTAATAGTAGCAGTAGGAGCACTGGTATAACCTGTTCCGTAATTGGTCATGACTACCGCAGTAATAACACCAGCAGCTACGGTTAAAGTAGCTGCAGCACCAGTACCACCGCCGCCTGTAAATGCGACAGTAGGAGTAACATAACCAGTTCCACCACTACCACCAATGGTTACAGATTTAATAATGCCGCCAGCAGCAGTAATAGTAGCAGTAGGAGCACTGGTATAACCGGTTCCATAATTGGTCATTACCACTCCTGTAATAACGCCATTCGCTACAGTCAGGGTTCCAGCAGCACCAGTACCGCCACCACCTGTAAATGCAACGGTAGGAACATCATAGTCGGTTCCACCAGCACCACCAACGGTCACAGATTTAATCAGGCCACCAACAGGGGTAACAGTAGCAGTAGGAGCGGCGGTATAGCCACTTCCTGGATTAGTAATAGTAGCGCCAGTAATAACACCATTTGTTACGATTAAAGTAGCAGCAGCACCAGAACCGGAACCGCCTGTAAATGCGACAGTAGGAACATCATAATTAGTTCCACCATTAGCAATACGAATACCTGTAAGTTCCCCGCGATGGATATATTTTGGTTTGCTCAGATTTGTATCGGTTTTATTCCATAAAGACATAATTGATAACCTCTTTTTTGTTAAATGTTGATGTAAGGAATATTTTGTTTTTTTGCTTTCATATAAGCATAGATAGCATGTTGTTTAATTTTATCCACAGGTTTTCCTATTAATTTAGGAGAACTAATAAAATTCTCTACCCAAGTGTCTATCGGATCAAATATAGATAATAATGTTTCATTAATTATTTCATTATTACATTCTTGAGTTTCTTTAGATAACACTTCAGTATATTCTACTAAATTAACCCTTTCGAATAATTCTCTGTATTTCATTCTATTTTATACCTGTAGATTTAATTTTCCAATGTAATTTTTCTAATGAATCTATTCTATCAGATAAATAATTTATAATACCTTCCTTACCATTTTCCTGTGCTAATTTTAATGATATAGAAAAAGCATCTAATGTTTCTTTTAATGATACTAATAATTCTGATAACAATTCTGATTCTTTACCATTAATATTATCTTTAATAGTAGTTAATTTCAATAATTCAGTAATACTAGAGGGAGCATATTCATCTAAAGTTCTAATATGTTCTGCCATAACATCAATATCATCAAATAAATCAGTATATAATTCATTAAACAGTGTATGTAATTGTGGAAAATTTATACCCTCAATATTCCAATGCGCTACTTGACTCTTAAAAGCAGTGATAAATTCATTAGCCAAACTTACTTTTAATGATACTACTAAGGTTTTACTCATTTATTTAATCTATCCCGTTCTAATTTAAGAATCTTTTGTTTTAACTTCTTGGCAATTTTCTCTACAATAACACCCTTCTTTTTAATTAAATCCTCTAATCGTTGTTTTTCTACCACTGACAAAGAATTTAATGGTTTTTTGGCTAATTTCTTTTTTAGAAGTAATATTGCCATTTTACGGGCGCGATGTTCAATAGTTTCATTATCTGCTTTATGACTTAGGGCAAATTTTTCTGCTCTATTTCTGATATTAGCATTTTTCTTAAATCTCATTGAAATATCTTTACGATCTTTGGTATTAAGTGATTCTAATATTAATTGTTGTTCAGTAAAGATTTCTAATTCTTCCTCTGGAAAATCATCTATTGATTCATCTATTTCCTTTTCATCTTCTTGTTTAACTTTCTTTTTTCTAGTAGTTAATAATAGAGAGGGACGATCTTCAAATTCGCTTTTAATAGCAGCATGAGAATAGCCACGTTGATTTCTACGACGTTGCATTGCAGAAGTTTTACCTTCTATTAAAGTAATTAAATCGGTATAAGTAATCATTTAATTGCCTTAGATTTTAATAAGGGTTTATTATTAATTTTTGATACTTTAGGACCATATAAACCCTTACCTTGTAATTCGGTTCTATCATCTTTATCTAAAACTGGACTGGTATCACTTGGATCAGATTGATGAAGCATATCGCCGCCCTTACTATTAGAAAAGGTTACTACTCTGGAAATAGTCTTTCTACCATTACTAAATCCTCTATCAGCCGCTACAATATCTTCATTAACAAGAGATTCATCCATATTATATTTAATTCTTAATTTTCTGGAGATATCATTAACCCCATATTTACTACCGACTTTAGTAATATCTTTTTTATCAGATTCTTCTTCCTCGGTATCAGCTAACTTTTGTAGTAATTCAAAATCACCACTTCTTAATATATCCTGTGATAAATTATCTTTCTTATTAGTGTCTACCACAACAGATTCATATAAACTAAAAGGTAACATAGATTTATTGAAATTAATATTCATATCCCTAGCCATTTTTAACATTCTCTTAATAATATCAATGACTTCTGGCGTTAATCGTTTAGAACGAATGGCTAATAATCCTTTATCAACAGCATTTTCGGCAGATAATGATTGAACATTATCAACGCCCAATAAATATCCGATAATTCTACCCACTTCTAATCTATCTTTTGATCTAAAAATATTACTAATGGATTCCTCAATAACATGACATTCCTGAAGCCATTTACGAGATTTATTACCTAGTCCATCAACAACGTGTAAATAATTCGTGCCTTTACCAGTAATTTCAAACCATTTACCAGCAGATTCTACCACATTACCCACATTAAATATTTTACCATTAAAATAACTTTCTCTAACATGATCATGGTTTAATTCGATTTTATCACGAATTTCTGATAATCCCATACCATCACGAATATCATTCATTAATCTCTTGGCATCAATATATCTAAAAAACGAGGGTAATCCTGCATGAAATTTCTCAAAATCACCAGAATAAGCGGCTACTCGCATTTGAATAGGTGATTGTGGAGCATCATCAAAATCTGGATTATCAATACCTAATGGAACAATTTTAACAGTATTATAATAAAATACTGCATGATTATGTTTATTTACTGCATTAGTAACATCCTCAACATTATCATCCCCAACTATTAAAGTAATATTCTTATATTGATTATTAAGATATCTTAGTAATGATAATAAATTATCATGGTCATTAGCCACAAAATTAGTATTAGGAAACATTAAATTAAGATAATGTAATTTTTTATCAATACCCAGAGGATTATTAGTCCTATCATAAGTAGTAGATACAAAAACTTTATAATCTGAATTTTGATATTCAGCAATTTTCTTAATCTTTCTAATTAATAATTCGTGTCCAATAGCAGGAGGATTGAAGTCTGATAATCCCATTACTAAAGAAACATTAGGAATAGATTCTAATAAGGCTTTATATTTAATCATAGTTATCCATATATATTTAATATTATACACATATTTATTCATATAAAAAAATCCCCAATTAAGGGGATTTAGCAGGGGATATATTATCTATTCTTCGGTTTCTTTTTTAGGTTCTTCTTCTTTTGGTTTATTAGGATCGATTGGTTCACCATTTAGAATAAACCCAATTTGTTCTCTAAGTTTTATTTTTTCATCCATATTATCATCCTCTTAAAATAAAAATTCATTAAATTTGTTATGTGTTATTTGAGTATTTATTACTGTTGATATATCTGTTTCTGGTGTAATATATTCATCATAAGTTTCGATAGTAAGATTTCTCTGAGCACTAGATTCAACATCATAGAATTTCATTTTATCCATATCTATACCAATTACAAAACGAGTATTTTTACTAATGGGTGAGTATCTATTTTTCAATTGTTTAACTGCAATTTGATGGAGTCTATCTAATTCTTCTGAACCCATTAATGCAAATACTAAATCTGCTACATAGATGACACCGATACTTTCAGCAATATCCGTTAATTCTACATCACTAGACGTTTGTGAACCTCTGGTTAATTGTGAGGCAGACAATACAGGCACATTATATTCCATACCTAATCCACGCAATTCCTCTGCAATAGATTTATAAAGCGTAAAAGAATTACCGGCATTATTGTTTTTAATTCTGGATGAGGCACAAATATTAAGATAATCTACTATTAATAGATGAGGTACAAATTCTTTTTTAATCTTTAATTCTTCTAGTAATGCTCTAAAATGTCCTGTATGTGCTGATGTGGTAGGATATTCTTTAATAACCAAATTACCACGGGTTTTTTTATTGATTCTGGCTAATTTATTATCAAATTTGGGTTTCTCAATTGTTTTCAATTCATCCATGGTAATGTTCATTAAATTAGCATCAATACGTTCAGCAATTCTTTCCTCAGCCATTTCTAATGTGATATATAATACGTTTTTACTCTGTAATAAAGTAGAAGCAGCAACATGACACAAAAATGCACTTTTACCACGACCACTACCAGCCAATACAATAGAAAGACTTTTTAGACTTAATCCACCATTAGTAATATCATTCATCTTTTCTAAATCGAATGGAATCTTATCTTCCTTAGCGTGATAAAATTCATATCGTTTATCACCGTCCTCTAGGTAATTATGACCTACTGATTGATCAAAACTTACTCCTAATGCATCCTGTAAAATCTTTGGAATACTATCCTTGGTATAAATAGGATCAGAACCATTCATGATACCAATAGATTTTAATATCGCATTATATACTGCTTTATCCCTACAATATTTCTCAGTATTATCTAATAACCAATCATAATTACTATCATCAATATCTAATTTATTAAGATAATCATTATATTCAGATAAATCTTTATCACTAATATCTGTTCTATTACTTAATTCAATAGTAAGAATATCTTTAGTAGGAACTTTATTGTATTTTCTAAAGAATGTTAATATTTCATCTGTAATTATTTTTTCACTTCTTTCTGTAAAATATTCAATATCTAAGTGAGGAGAAACTTTTCTAATGTAATTTTCATTAAAGATTAAATTAGAGATAATCTTTTCTTCAATTCGCATTTGAAATATCCTCTACTCCACCCGAATAAACTATTGAATTGTCTGCTAATTGAGATTCCATTATATCTAATAAAGTATCACCAATATATTTTTCAAATAATTTGATATCATATTCTTCATTAATGTCTTCTATAATATCATATTCAAAATTTAGAGTAGCATGATCTTTTTCATCCTCTAAAGAACATTTATCATAGCAATAAGTAATACCTGCGAAAGGTCCAGTGATTAATTTAATGGCGTAAACATTATTATCAGGGATGGGAATTAATTCATAATCTTCATAAAACATTTAATTCTTCCTCTATTTCTTTTGCAATTTTTTCTGCATAGTCTTTATCGAATTTATTATTTGCGGTTTCCCTAACCGTTTTTGTATTATCATCGACAACTAAATTAAATCTATTATGATCTAAAGAACATACCGTAGCAGAAATCCGTTTTCTGGAGATAATGTCTTTTTTATATTCTATATAACCATTAACAATATGATATTTAATAATTTGATAATGGTCTTTTAATGGTATTTTATTACATTGTATCATCTGTTGTATCCTCCTCTGATTCTAATATATATCCAGAACCAATTTGATAACGATGCCTAATCCACTCCTGAAACCCAGTATTAGATAATAATGAATCCCAAAATTCTTTAGTATTAGTATCCTTAAATCGGTATTTCTTTTCCTCAATTTCTCCTGTATCTTTATTGACTTTGCTATACCATCCTTTTACTGGTTTTACTACATAACCTGCTTCCTCGGCAATTTCAATTAATCCTGAATATTTAGAAATACCATGTTCATAAGTAACACTGATAGGAATTTTAGATTTTTCCTTGACAAATCTGGATTTATCTACATTAATTACGAAGTTATATCCTACTAAATCAGTTCCTTCCTTTTCTTGCCTTCTGGTGATGATGAAGATTAAATCAGAGGAATATACGCCACCTCTACCCATACTTACAATTTCTTGTGAATATAATTCTAATGTTGAATAAGTATGAGTAATTACAATTAAAGGAATATCCTTAACCTTTAAGATAGGAGTAACCATTCTAAATAAACTTTTCAAACTTCTATTACGGGTAAGATCAACAGTAGTTTTTCCATCCATAGCATTGTTTAATTCTGTTTTACTCGCTAAATTACCAATAGAATCAATGATAATAATAAGTTTATCACCACGGGATAAGACATTTAATTGATTAACAATATCACTTTTTAATTCCTCAATATCCATGATAGGAGTGTGTATTACCCTATCCATATCAATACCAAAACTATTAAAGTAACTTTTAGGACTACCAAATTCACCATCATAAAATAATAATACTGAATCTGAATACTTATCCATATAACTCTTGGCTAATACTAGGGAAATTCCTGTCTTGAAATTTTTACTAATACCTCCAATACTTAAAATACCTGAAGAAAAACCTCCTGATATATCACCTGATAATGCAATATTTAATGCTGGAATTGATGTAGTAATTAATTCTTTATCCATTAATAATACTGATTTTGATAATACTGAAGTCTCTTTAATGGTAGAATTTTTACGTATTTTTTCTAATAAACTCATGCTGTACTCCTACAAAAAATCAAATAAATTGTTTTGCTTTTCTAATTTCCACTTTAAGGGGACTAATAACATATTAATATTAGCCAGAAAAGATTTCTCGAACATGGTATTATAATCTACAAACCTCTCTAAGTCAAGTTCTTTGGGTATTTTATTATGAAATGCAAAGATATCTTCTTTAATAGGATTAGGCAATTTCATATAAACATACTTAATCTTATCACTGGTTTTAATAGGTTCATAAATATTATTCAATTTATACTTAGTGATATAATGATTAAATAATAATGATCCTCTAACATGAATAGGTGTTCCAGTGTTTATTGTTTTACCGTTATCTTTTATACAGATACCAGGTTTATAGATAGATTGTTCATCAGCATATTTTTCTATATTAGATACTCCTCTTGGAAAAGCAATATCAGAAACCGATAAAGTATTATATACTTCTCTAAAATTACTAATAAATTCCTGAGTTTGTTCCTCATTCCCATAAAGAATAACTGATAAACTTTTTCTTAATGTATCTCTAATAGGTTTAGGAGTAGAGGCTTTAATCATTTCTAATCCCATTATTTTTAATTTGGGTGTGGCATAATAGATACCCTTGGAATTACAAACAGACATCACATATTTTTTAGCCTGAACTGATATCATAGTATCCGCTATATTTTCTCTGGCAAAACTAATCTTATTCTCATATACATTAGTATAATTGCCTAATTCCTCTACACACTTTTTAACATAGGGTTGAATTTTAGTATTAGTAAATTTATCAATAAAGTTTACTTTTTCTAGTGTAGTTTTAGAGGGAATATATTTATCAATAAAATCTGATAAATCTAATACAATAGAATCGGTATCAATTAATACTACTCGATCTTTATCATCTTTAATTAAGGAACTAATATATTGATTTAATCTATCGGCTACCCATCTAATAGTTAATTGACCTGAAAAAGTAATACCCTCAGCCATTCTAAGATCAAAATATCTAAAATGATCAGATCCTAATGCTCCATAAACGGAATTTTGTAGAATTTTCATGGCTTTTTGTTTATTGTTTAATTCTGTATATCTATTCTTTTTTAATTCATATTCAGGAGATGATTTATCAATTGTTTGTAATTCCTGTTCTACAATAGACAATTCTTTATTATAATTAGTACGTTTATCAAAATATTGCTGAATTAATGTGGGCAACATCCCTTTATTTCCCTTTTCAAAACAACACCCATTAGCAGTCATGGTTAGGTCATTATCATGAATAGCAGATAAATCAATAGATTGTGATAATAAATCTTCTACTGATACCTTGAGACGATAGTTAGTAATTTTTTCTGGGCTTACTTGATAGGCCATAATAAGACTTGGATAAAGAGAGGTAACATCTAATGATACTACCCAATTATGTCTACCAATTAAGGGAGGTTTACAATATCCACCACCATATTTACGGGTCTTTTTATTATTAGGATCTTTATTTGGAATAACTTGTTTATTATCATTAAGATAATTATAGATAATAACATCCCAAGTTTTAATAGGAGAGAATACATCATCATATAAAATCTTAGCATCATAAATCATGGTCAATGCTAAATCTAATAATTTTAGTTTATTTTCTAATTTATGGATAAGTTCTACGTCCTGAATGTTATAATCAATGAATAATTCTGGGTCTTTAGTATAAAATTCCTTAAAAGTTTCATGGGGATTATCTACTTTACTTTCACCTAATTCTATGCTGGTAATATAACCTAAGGTATAAGATTCCTGAGTATTATAGGTAAACTTCTTATATAATAATAGATAATCTAATTGTGAAATACCAGCGATATCAATATACTGATATGTTTTAGAACCAATCGTTTTATCTTTTAGGGATACTTTATCATAGGGTGATAATTTATTTGCTAATTCAATACCTAATAATTTCTTAATTCTATTATAAAGGTAGGGCATATCAAAGTAAGTAGAATTATATCCAGTTATACAATCAGGATAAAATCTAGTCCAGAAGGCTAAGAAATTTCTTAATAAACTTAATTCATCATTACATTCAATATATTTACTATTAGTTCCATGATAAGGATATAATCCAAAGGTAATTACTTTATTAGCATTAATATCTTTAATAGTAATTAATTGAACTCTTTCATTAGGATCTTCTGGATTAGGGAATTCGTTTTCTACTTCTGTTTCAATATCAATAATAAAGAAACGAATATCACTAAATTTCCAATCTATATGTTTAGGATAATATTCATTAATAAATTGATAAATGGGTCCAGGAGTAGAGAGAATTGTGTTATTATCTTTATAAGAATATAATTCACCCATATTATTTAATTTAATAGGATAAACTGGTTTCTTATAAATATCGGTCCATTCAGTAGTAGGATTATTTAATGTGGGTCTATTACTCCAAATTGTAGGTTGAAATTCTATTTCATTAGTAATACGTTTGCCATCAATAATTTCACGGGTATGTAGCGTATTACCATAACGATAAACATTGGTGTAATAACCCATATTTTTAGACTACGATTTTGGTTGGGGGAACTACAATTTTGGAGAATAGGGTATTATAATTATTCAATACCTCAGGATGGATTCTACCTGAACCAATAATAGCATTAGTGTTTAGAATAATTGGCCCCTCTGAATGTGGCATAAAAGCACCAAAACCAGATGCCAAACCTTTTTCCGTTTTATGATATACTACTGAAACAGCATCGTCAATAACAAAGAAATTATCCTCGGCACTCACAACATTACAAATAATTTCTTCGTTGGTCACTAACTTAAATAATTTAATATCACTCATTTATATACTCCTAGCGGGCAAATTTAGAAAAATCAGGGGCAATATAACTTTCACCCTTTAGAATTTTACCATCTTCTCGTCTATTTACAAGTCCAGTCTCAGGATTAATTTTGGACATATTAGATTTTACTACTTCATTCCAAATTTCCTCTGGATCAACTCCAGTAGATTGTAATGCTCCTAGAGTTACTACTAGAATGTCTGCTAATTCTTTTAGGGTATTAGTAAATTCAGTGGAATCAAAAAATTCATTACTTTCTTCCTTGATAAGTTCTGTATACAAATATAATTGTTCTGGATTATATTTACCAACAGTTTGTCCAGAGGCAAGCATAAATACCGCCTGATCATTAAAAACATTACTCATGATATTACTCCAATAAAAAAAGGGAAGAACCATACTTCCCTTTATATAATACTACAAAATGGTTATCGTGTCAATGTTATTGTGCGATATTTTCCATTAAAAGTTCAGGTTTATTACCAGAAAGAAGTGGAGTATTAATCTCGATACGTCTTGGTAATTTATGAGCAGGAATAACATTTGTTAGATGAATTTTTAGAATTCCATCTACAATTTCTGCGCCATTTACTTCTACGGTATCAATCAATTTAATACTTTTACTAAAACTTCTAGTGGCGATACCTTTATGAATATAGGTATAGTTATTGTTTGTTTCTTCTGTTTTTGCTCCTTTAATAGTAAGTAAATTATTTTCTACAAGAATTTCAATTTCATCTTTAGAAAAGCCTGAAACTGCTAATTCTACTATATACTCATTATCATTAATTCTAATGATATTATGAGGTGGATATTTATTAGGTTCTGTAAAATTGGCTCTTGATAATTTCTCTAAATCAGCAAGAATTGTATCAAAACCTAATGAAGAATGGTATAATGGTTGATAAGTTCTCATGTTTTTTTCTCCTTTCTCCCAAATAATTAGCGAGAATATTAAATTTCATCCAAAATTGGCATGAAATATTTACTAATGATTAGTAAATTCAGTATTATTCTGGTTCGTCTTCAGTAGAACCAGAATGTTGTTCTTGTAACTTAGAGATTTGATCCTCTCCTTGTTGTTTAATCTTTTGAATAAGCGCATTAACACTTTCTACTGGCTTGGCTAATGAATTAAGCACCTGGTTAATTTCACTGACCTTCAAAGTTAAGTTTAGTTCAATTTCATTTTCATTCATATTTATATTCTCCGGTATTAATATTTTTTGCCGATATGATATTTTTCTACTAATTCCCACTCATCTTTTTCTTTATAGGGAATAATTTTAATAGTAGAAAGAGTAACTTGATCGGTAAATTTGCTGGGATTAAGGATAGTGATTAATCCCCATTCATGTAATAGTTTAGCAATAGTATTTCTGCGTTTTACATCATCTACTGATAATGAAGAAAATTTTCCATCTAATGAAAATAATTCTTTATAATGAACAATAAAATATTTGCCTTGCTTATGTAATACACAACAACTCTGGAATAATTTCTTATCTTTTTTAGAGGCAATACCAATTCTGGTTAATGTCTCCTTTACTTTTAGGAAATTATCAGGAGTCTTGAATGTAATTTCTAACATTGATTCTGGAGTCCAATCGTATAAAATCACATCATTAGTAATGTTTGGTTTGTTATTCTCATTCATCTTTACCACCTTTATTCAATTTATCTTTTATATATTGCAATTGCTCAGAATTAAGCAAAGAAAGTGCTTCAACTGCCTTTCTTGTAGAATATTTATAATATTCTTTAATTGCATTAATATTTATATCGATATCATTATCACGTTTATCCCAATTTATATATCGCTTACGCTTACTAATTACATAAAAATAAAAATCATATTGCATTTTTTTATTAATATTACAATTTTTATTCATTTCATTGACGTAGAATATATTCTCTGGAAAATAAGATAATGCCTTATTCACCAGAAATTGATTATATTCCTTCGCAACTTCAGGATCATTGAATAAATAATCCTTATTAAAATGAATAGAATTAATGAAATCAAACGAATTCATATTAAAATCCTATTTCCCGCATATTATCATGATCTACCATGAAATGTGTTAATGGAAATTTAATGGCTAATTTTTCTAACAATTCTTCCTTACTTTTTCCCTGAATAATAAATTCATTAGTATTCTTTCCATGAACTAGAAAAGAATCATCTGTTTTAGTAACAATAATATCAATTCTATTAATTTTATTTAACAATGGACTATTGGTATATATGTCTATTTTAGCACGAAATCTACCAATGTGATACCATAAAAAACTAAAAAGGGCAACTGATAATAAACAAAATATATTAAAGTTCATAAAAAATTACACTCACTCATTATTTCAGTTAGGCAGGCTAATAAATTGATTTCTTGATTAGCCACAAATGACGCTTGATATTGATATTTGGCTAAGGTTAATACTAATTGGGGAATACTTTCTTTTGTTAGCCATTTATCACTATGAATATAAAGTTCATCAAAAATCTTATTGATATCAGTATCGTTATTGCTACTTACCCATTTACGAGTCTCTGTATATTTCTTATTTTTTAATAAGTTAAATAATACTCGATAGGATTCCTGAGATAAATTAAGTAAAATACCAGAATCTATATGACCTGATACCGAATATCTCTGAATCTCATTTAATATCCTTCTATAATCAGGAAAATGGTTCTCAATTAGTTGAACGATACTCTTGATATCATAGGTAATATTTTCTGCTACTAAAATAGCAATAATACGTTTTAGAAATTGTGATTTTAATTGGGGAATTTCTTCTTTAGGAATAACAAAATCAATTACTTGACATCTACTATGAATGGGGGCAATAAGTCTATTTTTATAATTACAGGTAAGAATAAATCTACAATTAAGAGCAAATTCTTCCATGAACGCTCTTAAACCTGGTTGAGCACTAGCGGAAAGATATTCACTTTCATCAATAATAACAATTTTTTTAGAATCTGTTAGAGACATTGAAGAAGCAAATGATCTAATCTTATTTCTAAGAACATCAATACCTGTTTCTTCTGATCCATTGATAAATAATACCTCAGCATTAACTTCTGAACATAATGCTCTGGCACTACAAGTCTTACCTTGACCCTGAGAACCCGCTAAAAGGAAATTAGGTAATTCTCCTTTATTAATATAGTCAAAGAAAGTTTGTTTAATACCGGAGGGTAAAATACATTCTTCAATAGTCTTAGGGCGATATTTCTCTACAAATAAAAAATGTTCAAGCATGGTTTTTTCTTATCCAGTTACGAAAATAATCATAATAAAAATTGGTTAATTTATCCTGAAGCCAATAAGGTTTATTTTTCCAAATTGTTCCGGCTAAGGTAGCATTATAATGATCTCCTACACAAAATTCAAATACTTTTTTATCTAACAAAAATCTAATTTTATTAGTGAATGATAATGGTTGGCAGATATATTCATTGGTTGAATTGTCTTCTTGAAAATAATGTAATTTATTATTTACCTTACATAATCCTGATACTGGACCATCATAATAAGTATGAATGAATACTACTACCATATCATCTGATGATATTCTAATATACATTAAAACTTAGAATCATTTTCTAATGCAATGAAATATTTAATTGGAATATTCTTAGCAGTAAAACAACCTAATTTTTGAGTAAGGTATAGAGTATAATCATCAGGAATAATCTTCAAATTTTCAATCTTAAAATTAGCCTTAAAGATTTTATCGGTTTCTCCTACAATAGCAGAGAAGTTATTGCTACTGGTATTACTCTTATCAGTAATTAATACCTCAATTTTATTACCATCACCAATAATACAAAAATCACAGGCTTTTAGAACGGTTGATACCTTTTTAAGTTGAGCAATTAATTCACTACTTAATGATATTTCAGTAAAAACATTTTCAATAGTATCTCTACGTTTCCTGAGAATGTTAAGAATATCATCGCCCTCACGAATAAGGATATCTCTTTCGGTAGAACGGTATTGAATATATTTATTATTTTCCCCAATTTTTACTTCACGTTCAGTAAATTCTAAATCAGGATTATCAAATAAATTAAATGCTCCTAGAAATTCATATAGATCATAGATAGTAAACTCACATGGAAATTGTTCCCCAATATAAGCCTCTACTAAAATATTTCTGGATGCTGCATAAGTTGATAATCGATTTCCTGGGTCAATTAATAAATTGATATTAATTGAGGCAAAGTTTTTTAGAATTGCCATTGTTTCTTTAGATATATTCATTTAATTCTCCCATATAATATATTATTATAAACTATTAGACTAATTATGTCAATGATTCTTTTTTCTTATAGAGATTCTTTAGTTCACGTGATAAATACCAACTAGCCTTCTCTAAATCTTCTATCTCTTTATCTAAATCATCAATACCTTCCTCGGTTTTTGATCCTGCCCTTAATAAATACTTAACAACATTACCTCTGCTAAAATTAAGTCTGAAAGCCTCAATAATATCAATAACTTCCATTAAAGCACTTTTATAATGCTTGGGGCTATTAACTTTTTCGATTGTTTCCTTATTACTCATTTTATCCCCTACAAAAATAAAATCTTTAGGTTCAAGTTTCATTATATAATTCCCCTTTTAATAATAATAAGGGGGTGGGTCTTCGTCTGGATGTTCGGCTTTTGTAAGACCATCACAATTAATAACTTCTGGTTCAAGTTCCCCGGCAATTTTATCATAGAGATCAATAAAAGCAGACTTGGTATTGATATCAAAACGATTGCAACATAGTTCAATAGACTTTTTAGTATTCTTAAAAATTGAATATGCCTTAACAATATGAGTAATACGACGAGTAGTCATATTTTCATCAACACCACCGGCATTAAATGTATTACGAATAGCACTAGACCATTTAACAATATTGGTGGCAAAATCAATATCAAAACAATTATATGCCTTCATTAGATTATGAACAATAGCCAATTCAACTTTAGAATCAGGATAATCTTGCTCAAAAGTTACTGCAAATCTTTCCAGAAATGCTTCGTTAAGAATATTAGTACCGATATACCTACCATCCTCGGAACCTTTACCTTTAGTATTGGCAGTAGCGATAATATTAAATCCAGCAGTAGGAGTAATAATTTCATTCTTTAGTTTGAAATAATACGGCTTTCCTTCCATGATAGATTGAATACACATGATAGTATTGGCGTTTCCGGCATCACAATTATGGGTAACAATACCTTTATCTGTAACAAAAGTATGATTATTAAATACAGTTAGATTGCGAACTTTACCAGTAGAAAGTTTTTTAATTGATTTCACGGACATAATTTTCATAATGTATACCTTTTAATAATGAGTTAAATGTTTCTGGTGAAAGACTACCTTCCAGTAAAGACATTATACCATCTTCTTGAAGAAGATGTAAAAAATATTTTTCGTCATGTTCAATAAATGTATATCCTTGGTCTTGACAAAACTGTAAAGCCGCCTCTCGTTTTTTTATGTACTTGGGGTTAGATAAATGAGATGTTGGCTTTATTTCTATTAATTCTTTAGTATCTTCTTTAAGAAAATCTACTATATAAATGTGGTACTTATCTAAATACATATACGGAATTCTTATTTTTTCAAATTCGGCTTTTGGATAAATGGTGGCATATGCGGCTTCCCAAGAACTTCTATATTTTTTTACTACGCCATTTATTACAGATTCTGCGGAAAAATGAGTCCTAGAATTATGAACATTAGGAGTCCAATCACCAGATTTTATTTTATTTTTTAATAATACCGACTGTTTACGTTTGCTTTCCTCACTATGCATTCTTTCCTCACGTTTACCAGATTTTGCAAACTGTAAGTAACAATCAGACGAACAAAATTTATTTTTATATCTTATGCCAAATACATCCTCTTGTAATATATCTTTATCGCATTCTGAACATGAAGATATCAACCCCAAATTATTATTTTTGTGGTAATCAAAATAAGTTATTTTTTTATTATCTAAAAATATTTTTAACGTGTTTATAGAATTAAGATAAAACCATAACTTATATTCTGTAGAATAATGTTCTTTGGCCCCAACATTGATTTTTCGTAATAAAATATTGTTAGATAATATATGTTTACCTTTGACACTTTCATAAAATGGGTGATCTGGTAATTTTCGGTTATTATGCCAATAGTTGTTTATATATTCAGTAGTATGGGGTATGGTTTTTTCTGAAATTTCTGGTGTATTTTCTGTTTTTGATTTACCTATCTGAATGTTTTTGCATATAGGCCCGCATGTTATACTTTTCCGTTTAACAAATTTAGAACTTATGGGTTCCCCACACACAGAACAATTATATTGGTTGTCAAATTTGGAGTCAAAAGAACATATTTCTTTGGTTCTATAAAAATATATTTTATTAAACGAAACTGAGTATGTTTTATTATCATAAGGGTCAGTAAATACTTTATCAACAAATTTTTTATACGTTTCTAAATTATTGTTTACATACTCTTTATAACAACCTGCGGTATAACAATAATCTCTAAAACCTTTATTATAATTTATAAACTCAGTTACTTCATTACAATGCGGACATTTTCTAATGCCATATTTAGAACAATACTCTTCATACAATTCTTTTTTAATATCTAATTCATTTTTATTGCAATAAGTCCTAACATGATTGATAAATGATGTACTGTTAGAGAAAGAAGATAAAGTTTTAGAGAAGGTGTGTGTCATTGCAGTTTCCTATTAAATATTAATACTATTTATAATATTCGACATTTAACTGCAATGATATATATTACATCACAACCACCATATCACCCTCCGTTAAACCATCGTCAATAGATTTTTGAATTAACTCGCCGTTGTTTTCTACGATAAATGGATGTTTGCTGTTTAGAATAATAGTAGATCCATCATCTAATTCAACTTCATACAATTCATCTTCTTTTTCAGAAACAATAGTACCAAAATCATTTTCGAATTCGCCGTTATCCATATTAAAACTAACAATAGGATAATTTACACCCAATTCAAACTCGGATAAAGGAACGCCAATCCAATTGTCTACGGTTCCAACACGAATTTTTTCATGTTCACTTAAACACTCATCAATTAGAATAGTACAACCCATTCTCATTGCCTGTAGAATTGGACCCTCTACAATTTGAATATTACCATTTTCCAATGTTTTAGTACCAATTAATTGATCTTCATCACTCATGTTATTAATATTAACACGAATAAGAGGAATCTTTTTTCTGGCACAAATTTGTTCAATACTGGTACTTTTACCATTACCAGTAGGACCAGTCAAATAAATAGGATAAAAAATACCAGAAGAAATGATCTTTTCGATATCCTTATAGTTACCGAAAGGAACATAGTTAGAATCAATTACGGGAATAAAATGATCTCTGTTCAACTTATGCTCGGTGGTTTTGTAAATAGTATTAATTGCTACTACATTTTCTACTGCATTATTATTTACCATATTAGATTCCGCTGTATTCTTATTAATATATTCAGAAATATCATATACTCCACGCTCAATAGACTTTTCCCTAATCCAAATGGGACAAGTTTCAGCAATTTGAATAACCTGATTAAAAGTAACTCGCCCAGTACTTTTAATATCAGGAAAATTTTCCACCAAAGAATCAATCAATTCTTGACGCTTACCAAAATCAATGGTTCTACTCACGGTAATTCCTCTATTTGTTGACAGAATTTATTATAACAAGGTTCTGGGGAAAAAGCAACTATCTTTTTCTAGGCAATATAATTAACAATGTTGTTCAATAATACCCTAGATAATTTGTTGGTATTCATGTACTTATTAAAACTTGCCGAAATACTCCTAATGCTTGGGTTTTCCTTAATAGTTAATTCAGCCTCTTTAATTTTTAGAGAGGTACTAGGAATAACATACATAGCAGTTTTAGCAGTATTATTTAATGACGCAAAGCCATTTTTAGCAAATTGTGATTTAATATCTTCTACCATACCACCAGTATTTTTATGTGTACTATCATCGTAATGAATATTAATAGCACCATTAATAGCCCTTTGTGTGGCCCTTTCCAATAAATAAAAGCCAATAATATTACAATTATACCTTGCTTTGATCATATTAACCATGATATCGGTTTGATTAGTAATATTACCAGATTTAATAGTATATTCATGTTTGGTAATGGGACAAGTAATTAAATGAACCTGCCTAACATTTTTACCTAGATTATAATCAAAAATATATTCATTAAATTGTCCATCAAAGTTATTACCTTCACCATCAGTAAACGTAATGAATGAAAATTTCTCAATATTATTTTTCCTAAGATATTCATCAATATAATTATAGAGATATACCATAGATTCTAATAGAGGAGTTCCAACCAAAGTAATTATATTAGTGATATTAGGAGACAATAGATAATTAATCATTTTATTAATTTCTAGGGCAGTCATTTCACTAGAAAAGAATTCATATAATGACAATCCTCTTTCAACATTAATGATATAATTTTTATAAAATTCTTGATCTGTGTAACGATATTGACCGTTGCTAGTAAAAGCAAATACCTTAAATTTAATTTGTGCTCTGGAACAAAATAATACCAAATTAATTAATTGTTCAAGAGTTTCTTTAATATTTCTGGCCATTGAACCAGACCAATCTAGCAAAAAAATCATGCCATGATTCTTATCATCTTTAGTGATACTGATTCTACGGAAAATATCATCTGTTATTTGATAAGCAAATAACTTATTAGTGTTTAATGATCCAGACTTAGATACTGTATTTTTTCTATAGGCAGCAGCAGACTTTCTCATTTCAAATTCTTTAACAAGATAATTAACATTAGAGACGGTATCTTGCCTAAATTTAATAACATTACTAGCATGTTCTTCTTTATATTTCTCTGAATAAAACGAAAAATATGAACTTTCTTCAATTTGTGTGAATACTTCTTTATACCCAATAACAGGATTAGAGATAAATTCACCAAATTTCCAATAACAATAATTAGTTTTGTCATCAATAAATAAATCAAGATTATTATTCAAATTATCATTAGTGATGGGGCTATTATCTATATCACTTTCGCCCTCACCTTCACCGTGTTTTGTTTTCCCTTCCTCGGTAGATTCGTTATTATCATCATTAGATTTAATAATAATTACATTAGGATCGTCATTATTATTATCATTAGATTCACCACTATCATCATCAGATTCAATAATAGTTACATCAGATTCATTAGAATTATCATTAGAATCATCATTAGGAATATCCTTGGCAAAATCATAAATTTCTTGTGCTAATTTGGTAACATCATCTAATGTTTCAAGTTGTTGAGTTTTTTCTACAAAATGATATTCTTCCTTATTAAAAGGAATATTAATAACTGGACCCAACTTCATGAGCAAATTAATTCTATCTAGTAAAACCAACTTACCGATATTATTTGCATCAATATTAAAGAAACCTTTATTGTAAAGGCATTGATATCCAGTAGTAAGTGTCTTATTAATACCAGCAAATTTACGACGCATGAACTTTTCAGTTCTAGCATCTTCTAAAATGTTTACATATCGCTGTGCCTTAGGAAATTGTAATGATTCAATCTTAGCAATATATTCTGTGCTGGTGAAAAGAGCATGTCCTACTTCATGAGCAATTAACATACTCTCTACAGAATTATCCATATCTTTCCAAATAGGAAGACGCAAAGTTCTGGTAACAATATTAAAATCTGCCGTTCTAATACATTCCCTGCGAACAGAAATGTTTTCAGAGGCCAACAACTTAGCAATAATGTTATTGGTTTTTTGAGTGTTAGTAGTCAAGAGAATCTCCTAAAAAATATAGTATACCAGAATATCAAACACTATACAACCGCTACTCTCGAAAGCATGGTTTGTTTAACATTCTGATATTCTTCATGTTTCTTCGTGGTGCCCTTAATATTATAGGAATTGTTCACTTCCATATCGGTATCATGAGAAGCAAACCATGACATCTTATGACCAGCATTGTCCACGAAGATATGCAGATAAGATACGCCATAATAACTTTCAATAGCCTTCTTGGCGATTAGAGAAACATTGAACACTTCACGCTTGCCAATAGTACCAACATATTCATCAATAAACGCGAGTTTTTCGGTGGTTTTCTTTTCCTGATCTTTCAAATAACAACCAGCAAGACCAGCAACATAACCAAAATACTTATAAGGAATATAAGCCATTTTTTCCATCGTTTTGAGATTGGTAAAGAAATCAGAATTACCCTGAACCTTCAACCATTCAATCGCATTAATGGTATTGGCAACGTCTTCCTGAGAAATATCAAAATATTGATAACCAGTGGTAGTGTAATAACTATTAATAGAATTCTTAGTAGAGTTCTCAGTATCAGACTTACGATATCCCCATTGACGAATAGAGCAGAAAGATACCATCAAAACTTCGCTAAAAGCATAGCGACTATGATCACCAGTGCCCTTAAAAGATTCGCCATCATTAATGTCATCCATCAAACCAAGAACGAAAGACATAGGATTAATAATTTCCTCAATACCCATGTTGAAGAAATCTTTCAAGCAGGTTTTGCCAACATGCATAAACTTACCAGATTCAATATTCTGAATAAGAATGGAATTGACCTTTACCCGATAAGTGTTGCAATGATCGCAGAAAGGCTTGCGTGTGTAAAACTCCTCAGGAATAGCAACATCGGCCAACTTATTGATAATGTTCATACCATCAATATGATCGATCTGAGCAACAATTTTCCAACCATTAATAACGGGAATGTTACCATCTACCGTAAAAGTAGTATAAGAAAGATAGGACATATCCTCCAACTGTTTCATTTCCTCGTTAATGACAGTAACAATAATGGGGCTATTACCCATCTTATTGTTTTTCTTATTGAAACCAGTAACCTTAGCCATCAGGGAGGAGAAGTTGAAAGTAGGAATGGTGTAGATGTTCATGAGTTGCTTCCAGTTGAGTTGATAAGTACTATTATACCAACTTTCAAACCTTTGGCAACCCCTTTTTGAAAAATATTATAAAAAAAGTGTGGTATAAATACTACACTTAGGTAATTATTGAAAATTCATTATGTTTTTTGATACGAAGGTGATTATCAAAACTATCAATATAAGAGCCTGGGGAATGAGAAATTACAAATAGATTTACATCTTCATATTGTTTGAACACCTCCAATAGACAAAGAGTACTTTCATTATCTAAATGACCATCTAATACCTCATCCATTATTAACAAATTGGTATTACAACTATTCTTAATTTTAGCAATATGTCTCCAGGTAAATAATATGGCTAAATCTAATTTTTGTGATTCTCCAGCAGAAAAATTAGAATATTCAAAATTATCACGGTGTCTGGCCTTAATAGTTTCCTTAAATTGTTCATCTAATTCAAACTTTACATATAAATCTAATTCATTAATATACTTATTGATGTATTGATTAATGATAGGAATATATTCAGTAATAATTTTAGATTTAATACCAGTATCTTTTAATAACATTACCGCTATATCATGTATGTGTTTCTCTAATTCTATTTCTGTCTTTTCTTTATTTAATTCTTTACCTAATACGATTAATTCATTAAACTTTTCTTCTTCTTTAGTAATATCAATATTATCCTTTTCTTTTAATTGTTTAATCGTATCTAACAATTTAATATTCTGATTAGTAAGATAATTAATTTTATTATTGATGTTATTAATGTTATTGTTTAGTGTTTGAATCTTATTAATAATTTGTAGGTTATTGTTTACTTCTGTTTCTAATGATTTATAGGATTCCTCATATTGATTTAATTGATTTGCATGATTTTCAATTTCCTTAGATTTAGAGGATACGATATTAGTTTTATGATCATTAGTAATATTTTGTATACAAGTAGGACAGGTTTCATTATTAACAAAGAATGCAATATCTTTTTTTAGATTGTTTACTGATATACTAATGCTTGTCTTTTTAGATTTAATATCATTAATAGATTTCATGGTGTTAGAATGATTAATTACTGATTGTTGTAATTCTATTATTTCATTATTTAGAGTATTAAGTTCTAATTGATGTTGTTTAATTAGATTGGTATTATTATTAATATCATCTGAATAAGTATTAACAATTTCATTTCTGGATGTTTTAATAGTATTTATAATCTTTTTTTGTGCAATAGCATTATTCTTTATATTATTTAATTTAATAATAACATTATTATAAGAATCATTAGTATTAGCAATTTTTTGTTTTAATACTTTATTCATGGCCGAGAATATTTTAATATCTAAGATATCCTCTATTACCGATCTTCTTTCCTCTGTTGTCAATCTCATGAAAGGAATATAATTGGTGGAACCTAATATCACTACCTGAGTAAAAGTTTTATAATTAATATGTAGAATTTGATTTTCTAGGTAGGATTGATAATCTCTGGAATCTGCTTCTTGTTTAACCAATTCATTATTACAATAGATTTCAAATTTATCCGGTTTTAGTCCACGAATAACTTTATAGTCTTTATTATTGGTAGTAAATTCAACAATAACTTCACAATGTTTACCATTAATACTATTAACTAATTTTTCTCTTCTGGATAATTTTCTTAATGGTTTATTAAACAAACTAAAGATAATAGCATCTATTAAAGTGCTTTTACCATGACCCGTAAATCCAGTGCATAATGTAGATTTATGAGTGTTAAGTAATATCTTATTAGGAGTATTACCCGTAGAAAGAAAATTCTTATATTCAATAGACTTAAAAATAATCAATTAATTATACTCCACTATTAATAGATTCAAGATACAAATTACTCATGAAATTCTTAACTAATTGTTTATCTATAGTAATATTAGAATCTTCGATATATTCATTGAGAATTGAGGGAGTATCGTCTATATTAATACTATTATTTGCTGAAATAATCTTTACTATTTGTTCACTAACCTTTATATCATAGCACGATTTACTATTTAATTCGGCAATAAAACTATCATATTTTGTTTCTTTATTTAATATCATCACCTTTACAAAACAATTCTCTAAATCTAATTCACTAATATCAGGAATAGTATCATCAATAATAAATTTATGAAATGTAGTATAGGGGTTTGGTATGGCTATTAAAGTATTATCCTCGGTATCATAGACATAGAAATTCTTAATATCATCATAATCTTGCCAAGTCATTTGATAAGGTGTTCCAGTATAAAGAATATTATCACGATTGGAATAAGTATGATAATGACCAGAAATAACTAATTCATAATTCCTAAATAGTTCTCTGGATAATCCTGAATTAGTTTCTATATTTTTATACATTGGATAATCTTTAATTTCAAAATGTCCAAAACATAATTTTGCTTTACTATTCTCTATAAAATTTAGTATAGTTTCTTGATTTTCTTTACATATCCAGGGAATAATATCAACATTAATATTACCCAATGATATATTAGTGGGTTGATTAAAGATAGTAACATTCTTATAATCATTTAATACTAATTCAGGACTATTAATTAATAAGGATTCTTTTAGATGAATATCATGATTACCTAATAAAGTATATAATTCAATACCATGTTCTTGTAATTTATTGAAAAATACTTCTTTAGCGTGTTTTAGTGATTGAGTATTAATGGCTTTACGATTATCAAATAAATCCCCTAATTGAACTACTAGAGTAATATCATTAGCAATTAGATAATCAAAGAAAAACTCAAAGAATTTTTTGTAGTGATAGTAAAATACTGGTAGGGAATTTCTGAGACCAAAATGGGTATCTCCTAAAATAATTATTTTCATTAGACAATAAAATACCTATAAAAAACTAAAGTAGTAATTATACTCTAATTTTTATAGGTTGTCAAATATTATTGATTATATAAAGGGTGAGAAGTCAATCTTACTTGTAATTGAGGAGACAATTCTTTGATTCTACTCTTCATATTTTTAATATTTTCAGGAGTTGCCCTTGGATGAGAAAGAACCAGTGCTTTCATTCTATCGTGTAGATCATTCCAATTTTTAGGTTCAGTAATATAATCAAAATGGTTTGGTTCATTATGTCTTTGACTACTGAAACTCATATCAGAAGTATTAAATTTAGGATGATTAATAATTGCTCGCTGATCTTCGGTAAAATAATCTTTTATATTATCAATCATATCAGATAAATGTTCTGAGGTAAATTCAGGGTGTTTTAATATTTTATTTTTTTCAAAATGCCCAAGATCATTAAATATACTATGATGTGTTAATTTATACATATGGGAACTATTAAGATCAGGATTATCCAAAACATTTTGAACAAATAGATTCCTAGTGTATTGACCCTTTAATGTGTTTGTTTTATTCAAAACTTTATTAATATTTTCTTCAGATAAATGCCGGGCCATTCCAGACATTGTATCGCTCAAATAATTATGATGTGGTACTTTATCTATTAATACATTATGAATATCATCATCTTCGTAATTTTTATTAATAAAATTTGTCACATGTAATTTATGATGTAGTGAGTTTCCTCCATTATCAATTAATTTTGATAGATGTTCATGATTAAAATTAGGATTTTGTAGTAATGAATGATTAATACTGGTTCTAGTATAGTCATTAGGATTAGTTTTTTTAACATGATCTAACATTTCATGAATATCATCAGCAGAAAATGTATCTTTATTGGCTAATGGTTTAATATTGGTATACTCATAAAAACTGTGCTCAGAATCAGTGTGTAATCCATTATCAAGTAATTTATAAACGTGTTCTTTAGTTAAATTATCATTGTGTATAACCTTACCATATATTTCTGGATTAGTAACGGCTTTATTTACTATTTCTGTTAGATCATTACCTTTTAATTTATTTGAAGTTAATAAAGGGCGTCTAACTTCTGAAGTATATATCCTAGCATTTACTTGTAATGCGGGGTGTAATAACAAATCTTTAATATGTTCTGAGCGAGTACCGGCATTATTTACGTATTTCCCTATTTGAAAACTATCTTGTTTATAAGGATCATGTAAATCAGTATACAAATTTTTATGTAATTGTTCATGATCTTGTTTATTGAATTTTTTAGTTAATATTTGTGTTTTATCCTCAGAAGATAACTCTTGCCAATTTTCTGGTTTAATAAAATGTGATAAATGATCTCCAGTAACATTAGGAAGATGTGGAATATGCTGTAATAAATGTGCATTAGGATGATCAGGATTATTTTTAACATCAGATACAAATTTACTAATATGTTCTGGAGTAATATGACGTTGCTGTTCCATGAAATTTTGCATATCATATCTATTATAACCACTATCAAAGGGAGTATCTAAATCAATTTTAACTCGATGAGACATACCATCATCGTTATAAATACTCTCATTTTTATTATATAATTCTCCGGTATTCATTGGAAAATGAGTATCGGTAAAATGTTCTACTGTTTCTCTAAATCCACTCGGTTTTTGGTCCATTTTAGAATAGGTTCTGCCCTCTGGAACTAATACTGTTTCATTATTATCATTTCCATGAAAAGGATGTAACATTACTCTAACAGAGGCTTTATCAATTAATTTTTGATGACTTTCAGGAGAATTTTCATCAATTAAATCTTTATCATTAGGAACCAAATAAGCAACATGAGAACCACTTTTAATAGCATGTGGTAATAATTGTGCTGCTAATTTACCATCGGCATGACCTTTTTGAACAGGTTCACCATTCCAATCTAATTTTGCACAACTACTCCAGATATTAGGATTATCATCATTGGTACTACATTGAGCAATATGATCAGGAACTCTACTAATTAAAATAGCATGTTTTTTAGTAAATTCAGCAGATTCCGCATGATTATCTCCTGCAAAATCATTCATTAAACTTTTATCAGCCTTTGTTTGTGATAATACTTTACCTATCTTAATCGGTCTACCATTCTTTTCTGCTAATTGATTGGCATAATCTTTAATAGAATAACCATGCTGGGTAAGATGATCATGAACTCTTTGTAATAAAGAATTTCTGGCAGGAATTACAATAGAATCAGTACCCTCGGGCATTACACGCTGGGATATTCTTAATGCTTCTCTAGTAGGACCAACATTAGGAATTTTAATACCATAATTATAACGAGCATAATCTCTAAACCCAGATTTTTGCCTATATGTTAAATCTTCTTTAAGTAATCCTTCGGATAGAAATGTCTTGAATCGTTTAATCATCTTTTATTGCTCCGCTCTCTTATCGCTCTTTAGTAGATTTTGGTCTTCTGGGTCTAATTTACTAAATACTTCTGGATCAGAGAATTGTTTAGTAATATGTGGTTGACTCATGAGATGATCATAAGATATTATTCTAGGATAAGTTTCATTACCAGATTTAATAGTATTTAGTAGATTAGAGAGATGTTTTGGATTTTTAGATAATTCCTGCACAATAGATTGCCTAGCGTAACCAGGCATATTAGTTAATTTTTCCGGTGAATAAAGATGTTTAATATGATCTGCATGTAAACTTTCTTGATTTGCTAATGCTCCAGCAATATCTTCATCAATATGAATACCAGAACCATAAAGTAAATGACTAATTTTAGGTTCTGATATTTGATGTCTTCGTAATATCATGGATATACGATTTAATCTATCCCCCGATTTCGCCGCATGATCATATAACTCTTCATTTATATTTTTATCATTTTTATCTAATAGTGCTCTAAAGGTAGAATAACTATCGGATATATCAACCATGTTATGTAATCTTTTCAGGTGAGATACATTAAAATTAGGAGATTTGGCTAAATCCCTAATATTTTCTGAATTTCGATATGATAAAGAAGTATTCCTTAAACTAGGCTCTAAATTATCTATTAATGAATGAATATGACCCGCAGTAAAAGACTTTTTATTATGTTCTATAAAACGACCAACAGCCATTCTGACATTACTAGAAGGTTCAGTGGGTAAATTATCAATAATAGTGTTTATATGATGTGGTAATAATTTTGGGTGCATTAAGACACTACTATATTCAGGATCAGTTAGCGATTTATTAACAATATCATCTAAATTTTGACCCTGTAATTTATCAGAGGCTAATACTACATCTTTATAACCAAAATTAGCAAATGTTTTACTATTCAATAATTTTTTCATATGTTTATCATTAAATAGTTTATGTTCAACTAAACCACCTAGTGAATTGTGTAAATAATGATTATCATCTTTATTTGCCTGAGTATCATCCATATGATAATTGGCTAATTTATCAAAATCTTCTTGATTATTAGTATCCCTAATTAATCTAGCATGGGCATTATTATTTAATTTATTTAATATATTAGGATCAATATATGCTCTGTGGTGTTTTGCGGTGAAATTTCTGGCATGTGGTAAATAATTAATTAAATCACGATTAATATCAGGATCATTAGTTTTAATTTTGTTAATAGCATTATCTATATCATTACTAGACATATCACTATCTTTAATAACTTTTTCTTTAGCAGTAGTATACATCGTATCCCATTCAGGAAATGGTTTATTAATATCTAATCTGCTAGTTTCTTTATTACCATCATCATTATATAAACGTCTATCTTTGCTATAAACAGTGTTAGTAACCATTGGAAAATGAGTATCGGCAAATGTTTTTACAGTATCCTTAAATCCCTGAGGAACTTTTACTCCTTTTTTATGACCTTTTATATAGCCTTTATCTTCTGGTTTTAATACGGTATGTCCTGCAAATGATGTATAGGGGTTTAATAATATTCTTGCAGAGGCCATTTCTATTAAATCATCATGTGGTAATGGTCTATTAGGCACCATATAAGCAATGTGAGAACCTTGCTCTATATTATCGGGTAAATGGGCAGCCGCTAAATGGTCATTTTCATCTCTCTGTTGTTTACTATCTTCATCATAATACTCATCATTAGGATTATCCCCCCAATTACCCTTATCATCTGATATTGAGGGTCTTCCATTGCTGGTCAATGTGGCACAAGAAGACCAGGGTGTATTAGTACTAGCAGCACAAATATGTTTAGGAACTCTACTAATGATTACTTTGTGTTTACTAGATAATTCATCAGATTGGGCATGATTTTCATTAGCGAAAGAATTTATTAAACCTTGATCAGCCTTAGTTTTAGTTAATGCCTTGGCAATGGTAGTAGTTCTTCCATAAGTATCAATGGCTTCTTTTTTACCATAATTTAATTTATAACCATGTTGTTCAAGGTGTTTATGAATTCTATTTTTAGTATCACTTACAATAGGTAATTCAATAGTATCAGGCATAACATCTTTAGATATTGTTAATGCTTTATAAGAGGGATTATTCATATCAATCTTAAATCCCTTTTTAGCAGCATAATTAATAAAACCATTTTTTTGCCATTGTGTTAAATAGGCTTCATCTAATGAGCCTAGTTCTGATAAAAACGTCTTGAATCTTTTAATCATTTATTTACCTATATTAATCCTGAATTTTTTAGAGTATTAAAAGCATTAGTATTGCTTGCTAACTGCGGAATTGCTTCTTTGACTTTTGACAATCTTTCTACTATTTTTTCTTTATCGTCATTATGTAATTTAGCAAATACTTCTGGTCTTGCTAATGCTTTACCATGTTGCACCAAGAAATGATGTGCATTATAACCCCTCAATATTGGTTCATAAGATTCTTTATGATTAGGAATATTATCAATGAATTGTTTAATTTTACCGGTATTATGTAAATAGGTTAAAATATTATCTTTAACAACACCATCTACATCATTATAAATTTTTGGTGAAGTTAATTTAGCAAGATGTTCATCATTAAAATTAGTTTGATGTAACATACTACCACTAAGAGCAAAATTAAAGAAATTATCAATGTGTTTAGGGTTATCTAATATTTGATGTATATGTTTTGCTTTTAATGTATGATTATTTAATAAAGTATGAATATTTACCTCTGAACCAGAATGTAGTATTTGATTCATGTGCTCAGTATCAAAATTAGTGTGTTCTAAAAATGGTTCTATCATTTTAATTTCAGATGGATGTTGCTTAATATGATTATGAACTAAATCAAATAATTTATTGAATTTTTCTGATTTTAGTTCTTTGGGGAATATAGAAGAAGTATCATATAAAGTATCTTCTATTATACTCTTCTTTCTATCTGATGAAATATTATTAAAAATGTTAGGGTGTAATAAATGATCACCATGAATATCTTTATTAAAACTTTCATTTTTATGTAGATAAGACATCATATCAAATTGATCTTTATTAAAATTTCCTGGATTATTTTTTGCAGAGGTTAATAAGTCATCTATTTGCTGAGGAGAAATATTAGCATCATGGATTAACTCTGCTTTATGATGGTTTTTTAATCCAGACCATGAAGGCATTGGTTTAGAAATATTAAAATTTATTAATTTAGAGTTACCGTCATCATTATATAAATTAGTATCTTTTCTATAAATGACGTTATCTTTAAGAGGGAAATGTTTTTCTACAAAATGATGAAGTGTATCCTTAAACCCATCAGTAAATTTAATACCAGTATGATACCCGCTAAAATATGTTTTATTTTCTGGACTTAATATTGTATGAAATGCTGTTCCGGTATGACCATGAAAAGGTTTGAGAGAAATTCTGGCAGAGGCATTATCGATTAAATCTTGGTCAGTTCGTTCGTTAGTATCATCTCTATCTACTAAATACGCCACATGAGTTCCATAATGAATATCGTGTGGTAGTTTTTCGGCAGCATAAGCATGTCCTTTGCCGCAATGTTGTCCTACCATAGCGGGTTTTCCATTGGCATCTAATCTAGCACAAGAAGACCAAATTTTATTAGTAGATTTTTCCGCTATATGTAACGGATTTCTGGATATAATAATTTGATGTTTATTAGATAATTCAGCAGATTCCGCATGATTATCATTAGCAAAACGACCGATTAATTCTTTAGATGCGCCAGTAGCATTTAATGCTTTTCCTAATTTTACTTCCGTTTGTTTAGTAGAACCATCACGTAAAGTTACAGATTTATAAGCAATTTGTCTACCATAATCCATACCAGAAAATCCATTTTTAGTAATATGATCATGAACTTCATGCATTAAATTACTCATTACTGGAATTTTAATAGTATCTTTACCTTCTGGAATAACATCTTTAGATATGTTGCGGGCATTTCTACTAGGAGTTTCACCTATATTGAACTCTCGATTGGCATAGCGTAAAAAACCAGATTTTTGTTTATCTGTTAAATATTCTACTAAATATTCCTTAAATCTTTTAATCATGTTTGAATACCACGTTATTATCACCTACTTTACCAGAACTAAATTCATTTCTGTCTCTAATACTTCTATGACTATATTCACCATAGGGTAAATGTCCTACATATCCTTTAGGGGGAGTAGTGATATTAACGTGATATTGATACTTATCCCCAGTAGCAGGTTTATTTTTACTGGTCTTGTGCTTTTCATGAACTTGTGCTTGCATTTCTGGTGTTAAATCACCATATTCTAATTTATGAGTCCAATTGTCAATAGTCGATTCTACCATTAATTCTCTAAATTCTTTGTAACTTAACATCTTATATTACCCTTTATTATAATTCTCTTATTATTTATTATTTGCCCAATCTTCCTCTAATTCAGTATAATATTCTGATATTAATGATAATTCCTTTGGCAATTTAATATTATCTGGAATAGTATAATCTTTAATATTATAGGCTAAGGTAACATGCGGATGGTATTTATCATAATCACTAATGGCACCATATTTTTTAGTAATTTCTTTATTTCTTTTAATTAAATACGGAGAATTTAATAATAATACCAGACAATTTTTATCATCACCTAACCAATCTAATTTAATAGGAGTAGCAGTTTCATTAATAATTAGTTTATCATTTTTATTCCATTCTTTATTAGGGAATCCTTTTTTACTATATATTAAAGTGACATGCATATCTTCTTTTTTAATAGAGGAAGGAACTTTTAATTTTCTAATTAGATCCATAATAAGTTCTTGGCTATTAGGAGATAATTTAACTCCGATAAAAGTACCGGATGATTTTGTTTCGTTAATATATTCTGAAAAAGATAATATCATATTAATCCTCTAATAATTCTAAAATGTTTGGTATATTATTTTGTTTAAGTAATAATAGTTTCTTTTCTAATTTCTTTTTTTCATCTGCTTCTAGTATTTTATCATATACTTTTTGGTCTTGTATGAATTCCAGGTAGCCATTAACAAATTGTAAATCTTCATCTTGTTCTTGTAAATCACACATTTTCATGGACATACTTTGAATTAATCGTGCTTTTAATAACATTTGTTGTTTTTCTAATTTAATTCTTCTAACAAATGCCCAAAATATAATCTGGGTAAAATAAGCAAATGCATTAGTACTTTTTTCTGGATTAAATCTATCTATATATCTAAATGAATTTTCAATACCATCTAATATCATTTCTGATCTAAAAGGATAACCTCTAAAATTAGGCATATAAGAAACTCTATTAGCAATATCAATTATACATTTACCCACAAAATTGTCGGTTTTATATGATGGTTTATTGAATTCTTTAATTTCTTGTGCCCTTAATATTAAAGCATCTGCAAATTCTTTGTTATTAACGTAATGTTCAGCCATATACTCTATCCTCTATATAATAATATTACTTATTATATATTAATTAATTAAAAAAGTCAATAATAATAAGGTAATTATATATAAAACGATACTAACTGAAAATAATGCTTGACAAGGGGTCTAAAAAGGAGTATTATTTATCTGTTGTCCGGTTCAAGAGGTACTATATTAATTAATATTTAATATTATCTAATATAAATTGATTCTATAACAGTTCTAAATACACCACTACTAAGTTACCTTTTAAGATATTAAGAAGTAATTAAAGAGTATCAATAAAAGGAATAACTATTAGTGCAGTACTAAATTTTTATTACTTTCTTCTTTCTTATTCAGTGTATTAGTCTTAACAATAATATTAAGATATTCCTCTTTGAACTTATCATTACATGGAACTATAAATTCTATTCTACTATTATTAAATTTATAAACTTTCTCATCAGATAAGAAACATAAAGGAAACATTTCACTTTCTTCTATATTTACAAAGAAAGGATTGCCTAGTGAAATATCAGTATCATTTTGATCTAATAAGATACCAATAATATCATGACGTTTATTATCTAATCTAATTACAACTATATTCTCTTGAATTTTATCAAACAAAGTTTTACTCATTTCTTAATCCGCATTAGTTAAATACTCACTAAATGACATTATTTCATTAATAGGATGATATGTTAAATTATGTTCATCATGATGGGTTTTAATAAATTTATAAATATTAGCCACTGCTTTTGGATTAACATCTCCTTTATGTACATTTACTCCTGGTATTGAATAATTAGTAGTACCATGAGTAAATTCAGGATGTTTACCTTGCTGTCCACTATACTTAAATCCGTTTCTTTTAATCCAATCTGTTATTTTTGTATGACTGTGACCAAATAGTTTTTCTTCTACTAACATATCTATATAACTCTCTATGATTATATATTATTTATTTAATGTTAATGTTCAATAATTTATAGTCAAAATCCTCTGCGCTATATAATCTCAATCTATCAATAAAATGAATAAGACTGAAATTAGTATGTCCTTTATATTTCAAATTATCACCAATATCATAAATAGTAGCGGTAGTTTTATTATCTTTTATTCTTAATGATCTTCCAATACTTTGTAATATTCTTATTTTAGATTTAGAAGGAGAAGCAAGAATAATATTTTCAATAGAGGGAGCATTAATACCGGTACTAAGTGTTTGATAAGAAGCAATGACTATAACATTCTTATCTGTTATTAAAGTTTCTCTCATGATTTCTCGTTCTTTAATATCTACTCCGCCATGAATATAAAATACTTTTCTATCACTATTTTTACTAAGTAATAACTCCTGAACCAATTCATATAATAATTTACCATGTTTATCTACAAATTGAAATAATACTAATGTGTTACCGGTAGTATAGATACTCAAATTAGCAATAAATTTATTTCTTTCATTATTACTAATTAACCAATCTATTTCTTTGTGATAATTATACGTTTTTCCTTCTTTACATATAAGTTTTACTTCTTTACAAGTTTCTTCTGTATATTCTAATAACATGGCTTTAATAGATAATTTTGCTAGAGTTTTATTATCCATTAATTCTTTAGTAGTAACAGGTTTATAAATAGGTCCAAACATTCCCTGTAATGATAATAATGATGTTTTAGTTTCTTTTAATGTCCCAGTAGTACCAAATCGGTATTTAGTATTTACTAGATTACTCATGATAGTAGTAATAGATTTACTATCTGCGGTATGTGCTTCATCAGTAATACACATACCAAAATTAATAAACCAATTTTTGGGTAATCTTATTAAACTTTGATAAGTTGATATAACACAATTTTTATTATTAGTTTTCTCTTTACCAGAATATATAATACCAATATTATCCTCAACATCCCAATCATTATTACTAGAATAATCAATGAAATCTTTTAATAACTGTTCTACTAATTGAATAGTAGGAACGATAATTAAACATTTTATATTTTTACTAATATACCAGCGAATCATTATATACAATAATAAACTTTTACCAGAACCAGTAGGACTCTCAATAATAACTCTATTATTATTAATGGCATATACTAATGAATTTAATTGATAATCTCTAACTTCAATTTTATTACCATCACTGTGTAACTCTAATCCATTAATATATTCCGTAATATCCTCTGGTTTATTATCATAAATATCAATAACTTGGTTAAGGTATTTTATAGTATAACCATTATTCTCAGCAAATTGTTGTAGAATACCCAATAAGCCCAGATAGATATTACCGGTAATTTTATTATACAATCTGATATAACCATCCCATCTACCTGATTTATAGGCAGGCATGAATTTATAATTTTCTACTCTAAAGGTAAAATAATCATATAATTCATTAGTAATATCTGCGCTACTAAATACACGCATATATACTTCGTTATATTTTTCTACTTCAATTAACATATTTAATTACCTGAAATAAATTTCTCATATTCTATAGCATTTTTAATGATATAATTTCTTTGATTGATTTGATAAATAATAGCCTCAATAGTATTAATATCTATTTTCACTAAATCTATTTTAGTATTAATAGTAGATAATTCAACATCACCATTAAGAATATTATCTAATTCAGTTTTGATAGGTTTAATAAATTGATAAGGTTCCCAGCCTAATTCTGATAATTCTTCCTTGGTTAATTTACCATAATAATATTTAGTTTTTAATTGTTTAATTTGATGGAATTTTTCCGTTAATACTACTAATTTCTTTTTTGCATCTAATAATAATCTTAAATACTTAGCATGTAATTTAGGAATCATTAGAGATTCAGTATTCAAATGGTTATCATCAATTATTGCATCTTCTTCCCATAATAATAATATTTCATTAATATTCATTGTATATCTCCCGTGAATATAATAAAAAATTATATCATAAATAGAGGAAAATGTCCAATTATTTTACCCAACTGGCATGATTTTGTAATAATTATAAAGAAAAGTTGCTTGACCCATTAGATAAACAGTATCAGAATTTACTGTTTTCATTTGTAGAGAATTAATAGTAGTAGGATATAAATCAACAAATTGAATGGCACTTATCGGATTTTTATTATTATCTAAAATAGAAAGAATACCATCCGAATAACCTTTTGATAATTCTGACACCATTCCAGAGGCATCTTCCTGACTATCAATAAAATCAGAATATTGTTTTCTACTTTCAGGAAAACCCATACCAATAATCCAATTAGCAATAGCAAAATAATTACTCATGGTTTCATTAATCATGAATATAATTGTTAATGGTTCATATTGAATTTTATCACCTGGTATATAGACATTAGAAAATGGTGAATGTACTACTGCCGGTGGTAATGTCATACTGGGTAAAGAAGTTTCCTGACAAAAATATTGCATATCAGGTAACTTTAATACAGAAAATAAAAAACCATTGTTCTGTAATGGATTAATATTAGAAGGAACTGGACAAGATAATGTTCTAGTGGTCATAAATAATTCTCCAAATGTATTTAATATTTATATAATAATAAATAATGTATAAATGCTATAGGAAATACAATAAATGTTAAAACAAATTAATAATCATTATGTTCTAGTGACCGAGGATAATATTCCAATCGCTATTAATAAAATGCCTAATGAAGTTCCCTCAGAAAAATGGATTACTATAGAAGAGGCTAGAATTAAATATTATCAGAAAAAAATAGGTGAGGAATATGCTAATAGTCTATTGTTGATTTCTAAGCCATTATTAAATGAGGCTATTTATAATGGTATGTTAGGATTAGCAGAATTGTATAAATTTCATGATGTTGCTAATGGTGAGGATAAGAAATTACATAGAAGTTACATGGCCTCTGGTAGATATCAAGATGCCTGGGATTTAATTTCTAGGACATTGAATATTGGTAAAATTAATGCTGATATTTATAAAGTAGAACCTAAACAAGTAAATATTAATACATTTGGCAATCCTGATAATGATAATACTTCTAAATTTGAATCATTGTTTACTGAATTTTTATCAAATATCTTATTAGAGGAATTACATCCAGAATTAAAAGATGTAGTAAATGATACTCGATATAATAGAGCATCCAAACAAACACGATTAGTTAAAAAGATTAAAGAATTAAGTGCCAGAGGTGAATCTACTGGAATAGAAAATAATATGCCAAAAGGTTCATCAAGGGCTTTCTTATTAGAAGAAGAACATCACCCGATTACTTTAGATGGTGTTCCTACTAAAATACCAGTAGGAACTAAAGTAGCCATTACTGCACAATTAGATAAATTTCATAATAAAGATTTATATGAAGGCAGAAGTTTGGGAGAAATTCAGCAAGAAGCAGAAAATGGTGATAGCTTTCTAAACAAACAATATAGAGTACTTACCCAAAATGATGATAATTCCTATTCTACTAATGAAGAAAAGGGTATTTTTCCACCATTAGCAGAGCATGATTATGATAGACACCAATGGTCAAGAGTTGGTCAATGTTCTGATATAACTGCTAAAAAATTTAGACAATTAACAGTAACACCCGAACATCCAAAAGGTATTTCTCATGGTGAGTTTAATCATGCCCTAGAAAGAAATTATAAACAAAATAATGGTGGTTATTGGGAAAGAGGTGAAGAAGAAGAAAAACGCCTAGACAAAATAACGTCCCATCCATTAGTTCAGAAATTCCTAGATCATCAAAATAATTTTGGATTTCCTCCCTATGATTATATTGCCATTAAAAATTTAGGGGTATTTACTCATCCTATAACGGGTAAAGAATCTATAGTTGCTAGAGATCATGGGTTTACAACCAGCGCCGCCAATGCCTACACAAGTGCTCAAAAAAAATGGGCTAAAACCAAAATTAAGTAGATTTTCTCTGAAGTTATGATATAATATCCCCAGTGACTTAACCAACTGGGGATTTTTTTGATGACTACTCTTTATAATGAACTGCTTGACAATGCCTCTATCATTCAGGAAGATTTGGCTAGGTTTGGCTATCCCAAATTCCATATCAATTTTGTGATTGAATCTCTAAAACCAGGAGTTGCGGGACTGGCTTTACTTAGTCATATTGAAAAAATAGTAAAATTGTCCAGTGATTATCTTAGGGAATATAAGGAAGAAACGATTACTAAGACATTGGCTCATGAAATTTGCCATCACTATGTTTTTCATTATTTTCCCCTGGCCAAACAACATCATGGTCCAGAATTTCGTTTTCTAATGAATAAGTTAGGCTTTTCTGGCGATACTTATCATAAGATGCGCCTAGAAAATAGTCCTAATAAATCTACCAGAACAAAAACGAGATATATATATGTTACTATCACCAGTAATATTGAAGTTCTATTAACGTCTAAACAACATCTACTTAATCATAGATATTCATATAAGGGTGAGAAACTGATCTATACCGGTAAAATTAAACAATATAAGTAAGAGGTTAAATATGGATACTACTGAACTATTACAATATAATCTTCAGAGAGCATTATTTGATAATGTTAATGATTATATTAAAAATAACAATGATACAAATTTATTAGATATTACTAATCAAATTGGTATTGCTATTGGATGTCATCTATTCAATGCATTATCAAATTCAGGATTATCTAAAGAAGATAATCTACTCATTTTTAATGAATGTGTATCTATTCTAAATTCTATCATTCCAAAGATTTATGATAAATTACTAGATCCAGATGATTCAGTAAAATATATGCGTAAAGAAATATTATGATAACTCCTGTAGAATATCAATGTAAAACCAAATTATGTGAAATTTACAATCATTGGCTAAATCCTATTGGTAATTGGAATGAACCATTACCTTATCCAGAAAAAAGAAAATTAGAAGCAGAAAAATCTTGGCTTCATCCTGTAATTTGGTGGAATCTTAGAAATTTGTTTCATAATTTTAATCATTATTGGATCGGTATTACTCCATTAGGACAAAGATATCAATGGATAACTCCTGAATCAAAAGGCTGGATAAGAGTTACTAATCTAACTATTAAACATTGGCAATATTCTTATTGGACTAATGGTAAAATTAAATTACCCTTCTGGAATTATACTAATGGTAATAGGGAATTTTATATAGGCTGGCTTCGAAGAGGTAATTTTGGAATTGCTTTTAGGAAAATTTCATAGTATAATATATTATTATGACTAAAGAAGAATTTATAGAATTATTGTCGTGCAATGGTAGATTAGTTAATAAAAGATGTTCCGAATCTTATATAACTAATAATAATCTATTACCCATATTAAATTCGTTTGTAGAAGAATCGTTTGGTTCAGTTAGTGATAGAATCAAATTCGTTAAATATGGTGGTGGCTATTGTGAAGTTTGTGGTACTAGAACTAATCTAAATGCCTCTGGTCAAGGTTTTGGAAAATATTGTAAAGAACATTTTCATGAACCTAAGAAAAATAAATTAGCCCATAATAGAAAAGAAATCGACATTGAATTGGCTATTAAATTATATATAGAAGAAGAAAAAAGTTTATTAGAAATATCTAAAATTATGGGTGTTAGTAATGTTACTATAGCCAATAAATTCAAAGAAAATAATGTAATATTAAGAACTCATAGCGATAATCAAAAAATACATTGCAAACGCGATTATACCAATCCAAGAATTCTAATTGATAGAAATGAATTGGTTAATGATTATTCTATAAACAAAATACCTATTAAAATTTTAGCAGATAAACATAACTGTCACGAAGAAACCATTAGAAGATTCTTAATTCAAGAAGGTGTTGCTAGAACTAATAATAGAAGTTATATAGAACAATTAATTATTAATATTTTAGATAAATTAAATATTAATTATGAAATTAATAACAGAAAACTGTTAAATGGTAAAGAAATAGATTTTTATATCAATTCTAATAATTTGGGGATAGAAGTTAATGGATTGGCCACTCATTCTTATTATCGTGGTAATAAAGATATTAATTATCATTATAACAAATATAAAACCGCTTTAGATAATAATATTAGATTACTACAATTTTGGGAAACTGATATTGTAAATAAACCATCAATTATAGAAAATATTATTAGTAATGCCTGTAATTTAACTGTTAATAAATTAGATGCCAGAAAATGTATAATTGATGATGTTGAATTTAATACAATAAAAGAATTTTGTGACAATAATCATATTCAGGGATATCCAGCAAATAATGTCAATGGTAAAGGATTAATTTATAATGGTGATTTAGTGGCATTAATATGTTATAGTGTTATTAATGATATTACTATTATTAATCGTTATTGTTCTTTACTTACTTATAATGTTAGGGGTGGTTTTTCTAAATTATTAAACTCTATTGATGGAAATATTATTAAAACCTATAGTGCTAATGATCTTAGTAATGGATTATTATATAAAAATAATGGATTTACAATGACTAGCGAAAAAAATCATAATATGTTTTATACCGATTATTCTAAAATATATAATAGAGAAAAATTCATGAAAAAATATCTACCCGATTTATTAGATTATTATGATGAATCTAAATCAGAAATAGAAAATATGATTATTAATGGCTATGATGTAATTTATAAATCTGGAACTAAAACGTGGACATTGAAACGATAAAAGAATTAATTAATAAACATCTTAAAAACAATATGGGGAGATATAATGCCAGATGCTTAAATGAAAACTGGTTTATTAAAAATAACCTATTAGATTTTTATAATGATATATTGGCTGTTACTAATGAAATAAGTGATAGAACCTTTGGTGAAAAGTTATGGGCTATTGAAAATTATCCTATACCAAAATGTGAATGTGGTAAACCGGTTAAAAGATATGATAATGAAAACAAGTGGTCTAATTATTGTTCCCAAAAATGTAGCCTTTCATCACCAATAAGAGCGGAACAAATATCTATTACCAAACTTAATAAAGATTCTACTAATAGTAATAATAAACGAAAAATTACTATGGTAGAAAAATATGGAGTAGAATACAATTCCCAAAGACCAGAAATAAAATCACTGTTATCAGAAAAACAATCTAAAAATCAATTAAATGTTGAAGTCAGAGAAAAGTTATTAGATTATGATTGGGTCTATAAAAATTATGTTTTAGATAAAAAAACTATGGCGGAATTATCACTTGAGTTAAATTGTGATAATACTACTATAAAAAGTTATATTCTAAAACATAATTTTGAAATTCAACAATACCATAAAATATCCAGTATACAAAAACAAATTTATAATTATATTAATGATGAATTAAATATAAAATGTGAATATGATAGAATCGGGTTACTAAATGGTAAAGAAGAAATAGATGTCTTTATACCAGAATATAATATTGGTATAGAAGTTAATGGGTTATATTACCATTCATGGAATAATGGCAATAAAGCACAAAATTATCATTATAACAAATATAAAACCGCCTTAGATAATAATATTAGATTATTACAATTTTGGGAAAATGACATTAACTATAAGTTTTCAATAATAAAAAATATCATTAGCAACGCCTGTAATTTAACTGTTAATAAATTAGATGCCAGAAAATGTATAATTACTGATATCAATCTAAATACTGCTAAGGAATTTTGTGGCAACAATCATATACAAGGAGCAAGTGGTAATAATGTTAGTAGTAAAGGATTAATTTATAACGGTGATTTAGTAGCATTAATATGTTATACTAATACTAATGATAATACAATAATTAATCGTTATTGTTCTTTACTTACTTATAATGTTAGAGGTGGATTTTCTAAGTTATTAAAATCAATTCCTGGTGATATTATTAAAACTTATAGTTCTAATGATCTTAGTAACGGTTTATTATATAAAAATAATGGGTTTTTTATAACCAATGAAAAGAACCATAACATGTTTTATACTGACTATTATACTATATACAATAGAGAAAAGTTTATGAAACATCGGTTAAGCAAAATATTAAAAACATATGATGAATCTAAATCAGAAATAGAAAATATGATTATTAATGGCTATGATGTAATTTATAAATCTGGAACTAAAACGTGGACATTGAAACGATGAACATTTAGAATATACATATAAAGAAGCATATAAACGATTATCGTATATATATTAAGCAAAAAAAAGGGTACTATTAAAAAGTACCCTTTTTTTATTTCATCTAATAATAGACTTTTTTATTGAAGTCTATTATAATCAATTACATAAGATTTGTCACAGTAACTCTACGATAATAATAATTTTTGTTGACTGTTAGATCGCCTTGAGAACCTGAACCATCGTCTAAGTCAACAAAAGGATTAGCAACGAGACCGTACCTTGTTTTGAAACCAATTTTGGGTTGGAAGGTAGCAGGATCTACTGCACGAACCAATTGGAGAGGCACATACGGACAATAGAATAAGCCAGCATCAAACGCAGAAGCACCTTTATAACCTGCTAAGAAGAATTGTTGAGCGGCTTGATTAGCGGCATAAGGATCAATATAAACACGATATTTGCCATTAAGAATACCGGCAAAAGTAGTAGAGGCTTCATCAATTTGTAGTTCGGTATTTGCTTGTAATGCAGGAGCATAATCAAGAACACCAGCCATGGCTAAAGCAGAAGCAACGTCTGAAGAACAAAGGATGAAATTGGCGCGACCTCTACGGGTTTGTTGAGCAACAGCGTTAGCATCGCGTTCAATTTGGAATAATAGACCTTTGAACTTTTCTACTGACCAACGACCATTAGAATCAACATCCATATCAAATGTGCCAGCAGTTACGGTATTAACTTGAGCACCAGGTTTGGCAGTGTAATAAATGGTACGAATAACTTCACGGTTGATTTCTGCAAGAATTTCTGTAGAAAGAATATTGGCTAATTCATTCTCAGCGTCAAGACCATGAACGGCTTTAAGGTCTTGGGCTAATTCGACTGAATACTCGGCTTTCAGGGCACGAGTTTTAGCAATTACTGAAGTTTTTTCGATAGAGAATGCCATTTGACCGAAAGCAGTACCGGCACCTAAATCTTCAGCGGTAGCAGTAGCAACACCTTTACCAGTACCAGCAGCAATAGTAGAAGCAGTAGTCCAGCCAGAATCAGAAAGGCTTGAATTAGCAGTACCGTCGCCAGCAAAACCAGCATTAGCCTCATTAAATAGGGCCTCAGTACCATTTTGGGCGGTATAGCGAGATTTCATGGCGAAAATTAGACCAGTAGGTTGGGTCATTGGTTGTACGCCGCACAGGTCATAGGCAATTAGTTGGGGCATGGCCCGACGAACCAGACTAATTAGAACTGGGTCATAACCAGAAACAGTGCCAACACCTAGACCAGCACCGCCAGAAGCAATACCAGTACCACCGGAGTTAGTAGGAACGGCTTCGAAAAGAGCCTCTGAATATTTGCGCATTTCACGTTCTTGGTTTTCTAACAGTACCGCAGTAACTTCTCTGCGATAATGATCCTTAATACCAGGAAGTGACTTATGGTCCAGAACTGGAGCCCACTTTTCAAGTAAAACATTTGAGTTTAGCATTAAAATTTCCTCTTTTTATTTAATTAATTTGTCGAGAGCGGATAAATAATTCTTCATAGAAGATGGATAAACCTTATCTTCTGTGAGTTGTATTGGTTCGTTGTTAATAATATAACTTGTAGCAGGATTAGCAACAGGAGCATTATTTTTGAAATAACTCTCACGAACAGTTTGAACTTTTTTCTTATAAGATTCAGGAGTATCAAAAGTTAAATCTTCAGTTAATGTCTTGAATTTTTCCTTATCAGTTTCGGTAAGACCTTTCGCTAATTCATTAACGATTTCTTTAGATTTGGCTTCGTTAAGAGTATTGCGTAGTTTTACCGTAGTTTCTACTTGTTCATTTAGGCGAGTTTTAAGTTCTTCTACTTGCTTTTCAAGAGATTCCATAACATCGAATTTCTCTTCTGGAACATCAATATAATGCTCCTCAAATAGATTTTTTAATCCATAAATAAATCCTTCTACAATTTCAGTTTTCATTCCACTTTCAAGGGCAATTTCATTTTGTTCAAACCACTGCTCAACAACATAGTCGAGGTATCCATCAACTTTATCAACTAAACCCTCTTTAAGTTTTTCAATTTCCTTATTAAGATGCACGTTATAAGATTCTTCAATTTTAGAAACTTCTGAACGTACTCTATTTAATACTGCGGCTTCAAAAATAACCCCAGCCTTTTCCTTGAATTCGGGAGTAAGATTTTCGCCTTCTACCAGAGCATTAACATCAGCAGAAACATCAACTGATTCTACTTTAGTACCAGGAATAGCGTTTTTCTTAATTTCATCCTCATCTTCCTCATCACCTTTCTTATCGTCATCATCTTCCTCATCTTCTTCTTCGTTATCGGAAGTTGGGGGCATTTGATTAGGATCTACTGGAGCCTGTGCGGGAACTTGAGCGGGTTGCATACTAGGATCTTGGCCGATGGGTTGTCCACCGCTTACTCCTAATTGCCCCATTGCTGGATTAACCATACCAGGAACACTTCCAGTATCAACAGGTTGAATTGGAACATTAACACTTGGATCTGAATATTGTGCCAGAGTATTATCACCAGGAATACCAGGAATACCTAATGAAGGATCATATGGTGAAATTCCCATACCCATACCTTGACCTTGACCTTGAGCATCGGATTCTAACAAAACCTTTGATTCTGCTAAAATTTGTGCAATTTTTTGTTCGATAGACATTAAATTCTCCTATTTTTTATATTATTTATTAAAATTAAATTTTCACATTATCCATTAATGATTACACCTGTATTTAATATTCAGGATTAATTATTAAAAAGTTATTTGATTGAATTAAGAAAACTGTTAAATAGTTTAATCTTATTTTCGTTGATTTGTTTATAATGCATAGCACTCATTTTTTTCTTAAATTGTTCTGCTACTGCCCAAGTATCTCCATATAACCATTCAACATTTTCCATAATTCCATTTACCCAACAATCAGGACCAGAAGGAGTAGATACTAAATCATAGGCTGATAACATAAACCCTTCATTAACATGAGTAACACCATTTCTTACAATAGTAGAACCCATTCCTCTAGTAGAAATACCAAAAGAAATCCCCTCATCAATTAATCCCTTAGCAATATTAGCCATTGGAAATCTTTCACCTAAAATTCTGGCTCTTCCATAAACATCATTACCTTTCCATTCTAACTTTTCAATTATGTGAGATGCTCTTTCAGGATTTGGTTGCATAGTTACGGGGTGGTTTAATTCACCTAATGCTTGTTTTTTATCTATTTTTGTTTGATAATTTTTAATAGCAGTTTCCATAACCCCCTTATCATAAATTCTATTATTAAGATTTAGTTTTTCTGCCTGAGCAAAAATACCCTCAATATAATATTTTTTAGGAGTATTTCCTACACCTTCTACTATAGTTTTTGTTAAGCCAATATCAGATTGTTCGATTAATAGTTCCATATTATTCTCCTATGAACCAGCAACATCAGGATTATCATATGCACCATAAGAAGCATATTCGATAGTAGTTTTATAACCAGATACTTTCTTTAATCTTAACCATACTTCACCCTGAGTACCTTCAATAGTTACAAGAATTGGAAAAGTATTATGGGTATTTTCAGGAACCATTTGGGAATTATCAAAATCTAAATAATTAGAACCAGTAGAAGGTAGAGTCATAACAATTACGCTATTACGTCTAACAGTAATAACACAATCATTAGTACCAGTCCAACTTACTCCAGTGATATTAACTGTTTGAGTAGCACCATCTAATACTTGCCCAGTAGCAGGTAATAAATCAGTAGTAAGATTAATAGTAACCGGCCCACCTGTTCCTGCTACTTTTGCTACACAATCTTGATGCGTAACTTTTAGAAATGATTTATCAGCCATTCTAATGATATCCTTTTATTTGGTTAATTGTTTTACTAAAATTATTGCTATTCTTTTGCATATAATCAATAATATCTTTATGATTACCTAATATATTATTTATAAGTTCTTGAGTTTCATAATTAATCACTATTCTACTATTATCTTCTAGTATATAATCTAACTTATTAGGTAAAATATTATCTAATTTATTTAATTTTCTTATTTCAAACAATACTCTATCACCACTAAATTCTTTATTAAATACTTTATTACTATATTCTTTAATTAATTGCTCAGTGATAATATTATTACTGTGTTTCTTAATAATAGTAGGTAATAAATGTTCTATAATATATTGATAATTATCTATATTTATCTCTTCATTAATAGAGGAATATCTATCGGAGATATTATCGGAGATATTTAATTTATTCTTAAAAGTTTTATAGTTCATTACTTTGATTATTGAATACTGATTTAGCCATATCATTGCGTTTATTATTAAGAACATTTGATATTTTAGAGGCCATTACTTGATTAAATGTTTGTTCAAATTTCATAGTATCATTATTAAATAATGAATGAATTAATTCTTTAGTATTGGTATTGGTGTTATTCATGTTATATCCTCATGGTTTAATACTGCTTTAATGAAATTGTTAGCAGATAAATGTTGGCCTGAACTTAATAATCTTTTTAATTGAATCTTCTGTTCTTCTGAGGCAAGATTATTAAATTTTGATAAGGGTAATCCACTATCATCCTCGCCTAATGTCTCATGTTCATCTAATTTTAATTTATTTAGATAATTACTTTTAGTATATCTGCTTAATTTATTATTAGTGTTTTTATCTACAAAAATATCTTTAACATTAACTTTACCATTAGTATTAAAGTGTTTTTGGTGATCTAATGGTTGTTCTTCTTTTTTATTAATTGTTTTTTTAGTTAGTAATTTTTTATTAGTTTCTATTTTATTGGTAATCTTTTCCATGATAGCAACATTAAAAGCAGATTCTAATTTCAATGAATCTCCTGAAAAGATTGCTTCTATTAGTGTTTTAATATTGCTATACATAATTGATTCCTGTTCTTTTATTATTGATTAGGTTGCTTAGTATCTTGATTGTTATCTTCTTCAGTATCTTGATTACCAGATTGTTGCTGCATCAATTGTTGTTGTTGTAATTGTTGCTGCATCATTAATTGTTGATCTTGTTCTAATTCAAATTGCATTTCTTCAATATCTTTTTCGGTTTGCATTAGAACATTCTTTCTAACCCAATTAGTAGAATAATATTTACCAACATAAGGATCAATCATGTTTAACATGGCTACCCTTTGTTGCATAATTTCTGATTCTTTTAATTCAGAAAAATAATTATCACGCTGAAAATCAAATCGAATATGATTTTCTATCATATCCCATTCGTCTGGTCTAATGATTCCTTTTAATATTAATTGTGTCTTCAATGCATCTTTGAATAAGAAACTAAATTTCTTTCTAAGACGTTCAATGAATTTGTTAAACTTTACTTCTTCTCTGGAAATTTCTGAACTTCTTCCTAGAGTAAAGTTAGTTTGTGGTTGTAATCTTGATAATGGAACTTTTAATGATTGATATAATTTTGATTGGAAATATTCAATATCACTTATCTGATCTAATGACTGCCCACCAGGTAATGTAGTAATTTCTGTACCTCTACCACCTTCTCTTCTGGGCATAAAGAAATCTTCTACCATTGCCATATGTCGTTTATTATCGGAAATTTCACCTGTTGAATTACAAGTATATATGCCAGCATCTAACGCAAACGTATGATAATCATGATAAATTTCGTTTTTATCAATACCAAGTGTTCCTACATCCATTGATTCGTCTAAATATTCAATATTAATAATTTTATGATTTTTATATGTTGTTGCATCGGTTGTAGCAGATATTTTATATTCTGTCCAATTATTATATCCACATAATTTATTTACCCTAAACAAGTCATATTGTGTAAATTTGGTTAATAAATTGCGACCAGTTGATATTAATTCTTTATTAATAGATTGCCATAATGCAATATCAATATTTTCGTTGATAAATTTAATAGATTCGTTGTTTGGCATGTTTAATGTAGCACATTTTTGCACAACATCTAATATATTATCTGTATATTTAATAGTGAATAGTTTAGCAAGATTTTCTTTATTTTGTTTCGCCTGTTCCCCATTCCATCTAACTTCATTGCCTAATGCAAAAAAATTATCGTCTCTATTGGTAGAAATTCTTTTTCCTCTTTCTGACCACTCTTTTCTTTTTTCATCATTCCAAAAAGATTTTCTGACAGAAGACATATATGAATAAAATTCTTCATCATTTAATAATTTTTCTTTATATGCCATTCCACCCAATTGCGCGTTTTTAGTTGTTTCTTCTTTAGTTAGGCCATGTATACCTTTTTGTTCTAATACCATCCTTGGACCAACTAATTTTCCAACTTTTTTACCATTCTCTTTACGTTGTTCTAAGGTCATATTAAACATCGGCAAATTATTTTCGCGTTTTCTTTGAGCCGTTACTTTTCCCCCAACTCTACCACCCAAATTACCATTGCGTTTATGATAATCAAAATGATCTAATTTGGCCATTTTGGTTAAATTGGTTGGTGTATTGTCAAATCTTATAAAATTTTTATGATGAATTGTTAATTTATCGTGTTCTGTATATTCTTCATTGTGAAGAAATTCATTGTCTAATGAATTAGTATCCTTCCATTTAGACACAAGTCTATGAGTGAAAGACCATTTTTTTGAACTATTCTCAAATATTTGGTGATACGTTGATTTGGGGCTTGTGTGGTGTATTGGTCTAATTCTTTCATAAAATGGAATCATAGAGTCACCAATCTCTAAATCTTTTGCTTCTGTTTTGCCTTTGCCCCACACTGGAAATTTATGGTCATGAGTACAGGTAATAGTTTTACCATTATCTAATGTTAATCTTATAACCGATTCATTACGTCTAGTAACTCCTGCACTTGTTATTAACCCAGGAGCAAATTTACCACTATTAGGATCACATGAATACACCCATAATTCTTTACCATCATTAAATTCCTTTTCTATATCATATAAAGATAATATTCTACCATCTAATAATGGAACTAATGTATTCATATCCAAACAAGCATTATATACTACTTTATTCCGATATCTATTCATGATATCGGTAACATATTGTTCTGCTTTGAATTTAGATAAGTTA